GGATTGGTTGTTCCTGAAAATGTGCGAGAAGCAACTGTACGATCAAGGAAATCTCGGAATGTCAACACGCAATTTGCAGTGCCGCTGGGGAAAGTAATAGAAAAAGAAGCTTGATGATAAGGCTCAAAGGGAAGTGATTCATCTCCTGTAATTTGCCCAAATTTATTATACGACAACTGTGTGTATTTTGATGCAAACCACACTGCGTCGTCATTAGAAACGGCAGCAGATGTAAGCGCTCCCAGTCGCCATTGCCCACTTCCATGGGAAAAGAAAATGATTCCATTCGTAACACCACTGGCAATCACTCCGCTTGCGACTGCATAAGCATCAAACCTGGCAAGACGTATAGATGTAGTTCCTCCAGGAATGGGGTTGTCCACTGTGATCTGAGTGCGCGTACCATTAATTGCCGTGACGTGCGTATTAAAAATTCCATTGCCAATGACTTTTACGCGCCGTCCTGATAGATAATTTGTACTTCCATTGAGTTCATTGGACAAGTCGGGAAATTCCAGCCCGAATGGACTAATCTCTAGCCGGTTAGAAGCCCGCCGGACGACGGAAATAGCCGATGAATTGGCCCTGCTTAAATTGGTGCCATTGCCATAATAATAATGCTCACCAGTGTAATATTCATTCCCTTGAAAAACGAGATCAAACCGCGCAGCAACAGAGGAATACACTCCAAGGCTTGAGGGAAAAGCAATCTTTTGATTATTTACTCCATTGATGTCGCTTTTCATTTGCAGACCAAGAATTGATCTGCCAGTGGTATCAATATTTCTCAGTTCACTTTGCCCAGTGGAGCCCATGGTGAGGGTGCCATCGTCTCCTCCGTCAATGTAAACACTGCTTCCATATAGATTAATAAACGCTGCACTTGTTGCACCTGCCGTTGTATAAACTTGCGTAAATAACTTCATGTAAGCACTTCGCAGGCTTGGCTGAGTAAATTGATTTTCCGCAAGAACACGATGCAATTTTACCCATCGCCCTTCACCCACACCGTCTGGAACGTAGGCTAAGAAGCTTGCGCCCACGGCCCCATACCAGCTAAATTCAATTTTGTACATTGTCACCTTGGCGGGGTCAAGTCCCCATCCAGTGCGACCTTCGCCAACCAAAAGCTTATCGCCGTTCCAGTCGTCTCTTGCTACTTTTAGAGTGCCAAGACCAGGAGATGTGCGGATGATGTATAAATCAGTGCCGCGTTCTAGTTGAAAGTAATACCCGTCGCCGTAATCATTTGTGCATCCCCATCGAATTACTTCATCTTCGTAATTACTTTGAGTGGACATTCTTACGCCCATCGTGAAACCTGTCACGCGACCGGGCTGATAGCGAAATGCTCGCTTGCTGGCCAAGGTGAGAACCATGGAACCATCGCCATAGTTCCCAGGAAAACGCCCTGTTCCATCATCGGAAGGGTAGGTAAAGCTTTTTTCAGGGGGATACACATACACTTGAATGGCACTTTCGGCTGGCAAGTGTCGTGCATAATAGCCAAAATCTCCTTCAAAAGTAGAATCAACTGGGTCGTAATAATATTTATAACCAGCATAGGGCGGCCCTGTTATGAACTCCTTCGGATTAATGTCATAAATATTAACGGTATCAAACAGAACCTTTGCGGTTTCGCTTCTTGGTATGCCAAGAAGGCTCACTTCAACTTCGCTAGATTCACGGTTTACCGGATCGACATTTACGGCATAGCTTGAGTCATTTGTAACGACAATGGGGGTGCAATTAGTGCTAGTAGATAGTACGAGCGTTTCTTCAATGGTGGAAGTCAGTAATTCCTCGGAGTTTGCATCAATCAGTGTTTGTCCAGTGGCGAAGTCAACTAGCCCCACTTCAACATCAACCACCCCAGCGGGGCTTGCGTCTTCGGGAATTTGATAGTAATTGCTAATGTCGTCTTTATAGGGCACAGTGATTGCTCCTTATACCTGCTCTTCCCACGTCAAGCTTGCGCTTGCGGAAGTCGTGCCGGACGCAGATCGCGCAAATACATAAAGGCTATCGCCTTGAGTTGCCGTCAATGGATAGGACAAATAGTCTTTGTTGTAGGCAAAATATGGAGACAAATCAATGTCATAACCACCAGCTCCAACAAAGAAAGTGGCGACGGTAGTGCCTCCGCTCACGGTGGTAATGCCAGAGCTAAGAGTGGCTTCAACAGGGCTTAATGCAGAAACAGACGTAAAAGATGGAGTGCCAGATACGACAGTCGGATTCTTGACTAAAGTAACTACAGCGCGAGCCTCGGTCCCCACGCCAAGCCGGGTGGGATAAACTTGCATCCTGTTGCGGATAGAATTGATTGTACTTTTGGTGCGCAAAGCCAAAAGCATTGTTCCGCTGGTGGTAACACTCCTGTCGCTAGTGTTGCTCTGCGAACGCGCTGTAACTGTTCCCTTATCGCCACCATCAATATAATAAGATGCGCCATATTTATAGAGAGAATTAACACTGGTGCCAGCGCCTTTTTGCACTAAATAAGTAATAGGGAGGGTTGGATTTGCCAGGCTAGGGCTAGTTAATTGATTAGACGCTCGTACGTGATGCATCCTTACCCACCTAGCTTCTCCCGGCGCAGTGGCATCTGGCACGTAAGCTAGAAAATGCCCACCCACGGCACCATACCAACTATATTCAACCTTGTACATTGTCACCTTAGAAAAATCAATATCCCAGACGCTATTACGAAAAACGGGATTATCACTTTCGTCGGTGACTACCGTACCATTTGCATAAGTGATAACAGGCGCAATGGCGGTGCCGCCAACGGAGAGAGTGAAACTAGAATTACCTGGAGTCCTGTCGGAATAATACTGAGCGCGACTTAGCCCGTCAAGTCGGTCGTGACTGAAGAATTTACGTGGCACTCGATATTCATACGTGTAGCGGTAATCATTGGGGACGGTTAAATAAGAAGCTGCAACAATTGTATTTCCATCCGAAGAAGCATTGAGGCCAATATTATTACCAGCGCCCCTCAGGCTAAGATCAAACAATGCTGCATGTATGTAAGTAAGGCCGGCTCGCACAATGACTAGATCGCGACCAGCTTGCCCTATATCTCCGTCAACCAAATTTTCTGTGCGAATGCCTGGCTCGTTGCTTTCCATTGCGCTAGTGCGCCTAACGCAATAGAAGTTGAACTCCTTGTCGTTTATGGCAGTTTGGCCGCCTCCTTGCACCTCAAGGTAGTAGCCATCTCTTTTGTCAAAAGCGCCAAACTTTTTGATGTCGGTTGAGACAGCACTGGTGCTAGTCCTAATGCCAAAAGTGGCTGCACTTACACGCCCTGGCTGATAACGAAAGAAACGCTTGCTGCCAAGGATTTCGTAATCGTTATTAATAGCAGACCCCAGGCTAACTTCTGCTGCACTCTCAGAGGGTAAGTGAGTGACAGTGCCATTGCCTTCTGATGCCCATTCATTAGGGTTGACATCGTAAGTGGTAACATCAGCAAAAAGACCCAACGCCACTTCAGCACGAGGAATGCCGAGCAGGCTCAAGCTAACTTCACTAGGCTGCTGGTTCTGTATGGCAACTGGAATGGCATCTTGGTCCGCAGCAATGACCACTGGAAGGCTGCTAGCAGCGGGCTGAGGGCCTGGTGGAATAGGAGCAGTGCGTCCTACTGTTACAACTGCTACGCCTTCTTGAAGATCAGCCATGATGCCCTAGGGGAAACAATTTGAAAGAGTTTGGCCGACATAAACATTGCCTGCCAACACTGTATCTTGCTTTAGTCTATAAACACTCCCACCAACATTGGCATCAGTGATGCCTGAAAGCGTTGGCACAGTAAAAGAATATGGAGCCTGGTAAGAAATATTGGCGAGATCACTGTAGATACGGGCGCTCGTGCCGTTGTAATTAATGCTGGATTGACCAGTGCCGCGAAAGATTGCTCTTTCTGACGAGGCTAGTGTGTGATTTGTTTGCGAGATAAAAGTGCCCCCACTTGCTGAAAACAAGCCAGCCACACGCTCTTCACTTTCAATGCGAATGTCCCAAATCAATGGAGAAGACAACAATTCCGCTGTATAAGCCGAGGGGAAAAATGTTCCCCCTACTGACGCCGATTCTCCATAGGCATCCCAAATTGTGGCTGTTTCCTCAGACGTAAGCCAAAGTCGCACTTTGCCGCCAGTAAGAGGCTCCTGCTTCTCAGTGTTTATGGTTGAAACCAAAGAGACGGAATTACCAGTACTTTTCTTCCAGACTGATGCGCATACTTGCACCGCAGTTAAATCTAAGGGCAGTCCATCACTGTCTTGCAAGAGCACGCTAAAGCCATCAAAATAATCCCTTCGCAATAAGTAAAGGTCTAACTGGGAAACCAGGCTCGTGGCAAGGAATGTGCTCATGTGAGAACTTCGCGATAAGAAAGCATGACGGTGTAAACAGTAGAGCCACTTACCACGGCATTGATTTTTTCGCTAACTGTACTTTCAAACAAGCCCAAAGGGTTGGCTTGAGTCAAATTACCATTCGCACCCAGGTGGAACGGAGGCGTTTTGTCCGTCGCTGCGCCGCTTTGAAGCTTCACAGTGCAGCCCGACAGAGAAGTGATGGTCATTGCCATTACGCGCAGCTTGCTGCCGCTCACAGCCGTCACTACGTCTACGTTGCCACTTGCTGAAACAAAGGCACTCTTCACCTCAGACGAAATAAGGTCGTGGTTAACAATAAATGGATCACCATTAGTGCCAGCCCCAGTAGCCTTCACATAAGCGGCATTACCAGCAGCGTCAAGTCCGTAAAGATTGGCCATATTAAATAACTAAGAAAAGATAGCGTTGATTTGCCACGTCAGTGCCATTGATTAGTTTAACTGTCAATGGCTCGTTCGCAGGATCTTCTGATTGATCTACGTCAAAATTAAACACCAAGGGGCTTGAGAATGCCGCTTTGCTATAAGCATACGGTGATCGTCTGCCGTCAGTACCAATTGTAGCGATTCTAATTTGATAAACACTCTCTGAGCTGTAAATGTCAGAAGGGAAACGAATGAAATTCGCCGTGGTGGTGCCAATGTTGATCCAACTATTATCCTCCAAATCCAAGAAGTCCACTTCAAAAGCTGAGATGAACGGATTATTCTGCACACCATTCCAGCAAATGGCAGGATTAATTCCTGCATTAAAAATGGAATAGCCCGAGTACTGAGGGAATTCCCATGCCACTTCGTATTGAGCCATTATGAGGGCACTCCTAGGATAATGTTTGCACCGTCCACCGTAGGTAATGCTTGTACTGATGCCACTTTAATACGAGGCGCGCCGAGAATGGTTTCACTATCAGTTTGAATGAATTTGGCTTCGTTGTACAACGTGCCCAATACAGTCACCACGCCATCGCTTTCCACCATTGAAATCACTCTAAACCTTCTAACGCCTGCGTCGCCTTCCTGTAAAATCCACGGTGAATTCACCAGTGGAGCAGAAGGCAATGGCGAAGAAAGTAAAAGCGTTGATGTGGAACCAGGAGCGTTCACTACAGTGCGCGACAAGATACTGCCATCTGCCATCGTGACATAAAGCAGATAAGAGAATGCTCCAATTGTGAAGGGGGCATCAATGGAAACGGAAGTAGTAGTAGCTGCCGCCACTCGTCCGCCAAAGCGTTTGCCTCCTTTGGCTGGATCTGCAATACCAACAATTTCACCAGGCAGAATAAAGAAGCCTTCAGTGGCAACTTTAAAAGTAACAGTCTCGTATTCAAGCTGGTCCGTTAGTAGCAACCATCTTCCCACTCGCTGAGCTTGTCCTTGTGAAGTGGTGCCAAATGCACGAATCTCGACTTCCCTGTAGCCATAGCGTTCAATGCCATCCCGGTCCTCTACGTATTCAATCTTGGACGAATATTGATCATCAGGATCGTTCCAGCTAATGAGGGCAACAGTCTTTCGCGCTTTACGAGCCGTTCCTTCATAGCTAAAACATGGCTCACCTACTTCGCCATTGTCCTCCACTTTTTGAATGACATTAGACGGCGAAAAGATTTTACTGACCGACTTGGGCCTGTCTTGAATGCCAACGATTGTGCCCTCGCTGAAATAAAGCATTCCTCTGAAAGCAGCAGCCATGCTGTTTAGCACTTCATAAGCCTCTCCCCTGTCCGTGATGTAGGCATTGAAAGTCATGCGAGGCTCGCGACCTCCTTTCCCATCTGGCACCAGCTCGTCACAATATTGAGCTATGGAATAAAGGCTGTACCTATCTACTTGCGCTTCTGTAATAAATTCTCCCGCCCCGTAGCGCGTATTTGTCAACAGGTCATAAAAAATCCACGCTGGATTATTAGACCATTCCGTTTTAAACGTGCCGTTCCAAATGCCTTGATAAGTGCGCGTAAATGAATTATAGTTTGTTGGCACTTTAATCTTTACGCCTAGCAACTCTGCTCCAATAGAAGGCACCCTCGTAAAACTTTCTGCGCCAATCTTAAGGCCAATTAATGCAGTGTTGGGGTAGCGGAATGATGAATCTA